CATTTAATCGAATACGGACACGTCAATGTCCCGCGAGGAAATGCAAGGGCTACAACTCGTGCGGGACGCGCTTCGCAAGCGACGCAGTCGCGCGGGACAGGATTTACGCAAGGAAAACTCGTTTTCAAATTGGCGGAATTGGAATTCATTTCCGAATTTTTGGACGATTCCGAAAAATTCTTATTTGAATATTTTGACGAAACCGTCGCGAGGAAAAAATAAAAAATGATTTCAACAATCGAATTATACAGGGCGATTCGTGAACGTTTAGAATCGACGTTCCCGAATCTTGTTCAACAAAAAGACATAAAAAACATTCAACGACCGTCTTTTTATATTCAATACGTCGGGAAAAACCTCGACAAACAAGCGCTTGAATATTGGGAAGACCGAATTTCGTTCAATATTGTTTATTTTTCAGAGCGCGAAGAACTTCTCGAATTGCTTGAAGTTGAAGAAACGTTCGTAAAGGCTTTTAAAGACGCTTTTTATATTAAGGACGATACAAACATCATCGAAGTAAAAAAAGACGCCTTAAACGCCAATTTGAACGAAGAAGATTACTTCATAAATTTGACGATTGACTTTGTTCTTATGCAAAGAATGTCAGACGACGAAAACGGCGAAGAAATTGAAGAAATCAACGTTGCGGTTGAGAATCCCGAAAAAAATATTGTCTTTGAACACGACGGATCAATGTCAGATATAGAAATAAATTAACAAAATAGGAGTAAAAGCATGGCAAAACTAACTTTAAACGACATCATGGCGACAATTGAAGTAATATTCAAACAACGTGTCGCAAATCTAATCGCAGTCGGAACAAAAGGACGCGTTTTATTTTGTAGAAAAAACGAAGCGGTTGC